ATGGCAAAGATAAAACTATACTTGGATACAAGAAACTCCAAAAGAGGTGAAGAATCACCATTGAAATTGGCGATAAGAAACAAGAACACATCTTCTTTTATTGGATTGGGTATATCTCTACTTCCATCGCAGTGGGACGTGCGTACTGAAAAGGTGATTTCACACCCAAGAAGGGCATCCTACAACGCATATATATCACAAAGGAGACTTGATGCACAAGAAGTCATTTTAGACCTCATGAGAAGCGGAAAAATAGATTCGATGTCTGCGTCAGACATAAAGAAACATATCGAAAAGATGCTTTCGCCGGATGAAGAAGATGAACAGAAAGGAACGTTTGTCGATAGCTTCCTTAAATTCATATCCGAAAAAAGCAATCCACGTACAAAAGAAGTATATGAATATACTATCTCACGTATTCATAAGTTCTGCCCGGATGCGGACTCGTTGAACTTTGAGGATGTCACAAAAGAATGGCTTACTTCATTTGAAAACTTCCTTGCACAGACCTCACCATCCAAAAACGCCCGTAATATTCATTTGCGTAACATTAGGGCTGTTTTTAATTATGGGATAGATAATGAACTTACAACTGCATACCCTTTCCGTAAATTCAAAATCAGGGGTGTTCCAACTGCCAAACGCTCTTTGACCGTGGAACAACTCAGAACCCTTTTTGGTTACCCCGTCGAGCCTTTTCAGGAGCAATATCTAGATATGTTCAAACTTATATTCTTTTTGATAGGAATCAATACCGTGGACTTGTTCAGGTTGAAGCCTGACAACCTCCAAAATGGCCGATTGACGTATATACGGGCAAAAACAGGCCGGATGTATGATATAAAGGTGGAACCCGAGGCTATGGAAATTATAAATAAATACCGTGGCAAAAATTACCTTATAAATGTGCTTGACAGGTATGACAATTACAAGGACTATGCAAAAAGGCTTAATGATAATTTAAAGCATATAGGGGAAGTAAAACGTTGCGGGCTTGGTGGGAAAAAAGTAATAACCCCCATATTTCCTAACCTGACAACATACTACGCCCGGCATACTTGGGCTACTTTGGCGTATTATTTGGATATACCAAAGGAAACCATTTCATCTGCACTTGGCCATGAGATAGGAAGTCGTATAACGTCCATCTACATTAACTTTGACCAAAAGAAAGTTGATGAAGCCAACAGAAAGCTAATAGATTATGTATTATACGACAAATAGAAAAGATGGTTTAATATTAATATGTTGATAATGAACATATTAACAGGAGTTTTTTTTTAGCGTAATTTATAGCCTATTCGGTCCGGCTGAAAATGTATTATATAAAAACAAGAAAAAGTTGTATATAAAATAGCGTAGATTTTGTATTCCTGTTCACGGGGAAAAATCTATATGAGATTCCAATATAAAACCGACAGCAACCGGCAATAATCCCCATACGGGATATTGTCGGTACTGTCAATCAGCTCATCAATGTATTCCCTTCTTCGCATTACGTCCGGGTCTTCTTCGCTTTCCTTTTTGCTGGTTTCGCCTTGGTTCCGTCAGGCGGGAAAGGCGGCATTGATGGAGAGCGGCACGAACGTCCGTATGCCGTATGCCCTGCCACCGCATTTCACGTTGTCCGCAGCCACTGCGTTCGGCGTGCCAAGGCCGAACGTGATGGCCGGAACTTTGCCTGCCGTGCCCGTGAACCCTACGGTGAACTGCTCGTTGAACTGCCGTACCACCGAAGCCGTCGAACCGGCAGGACGGTAAATGACGGAAACGGACGCATCAACGGTCACAGCCGTCTGCGTCGTGCCGATGAACTGTTGGTTCACCACGTTGAAAGATACCGAAACTTTCGGCAAGCCCTGGGCGTTGGCGCAAAAAGGCCGGACAAGGTTCTCGCCAATCTCCACCATGTAAACCTGTGAAGTGGGCGCGATTAAGATTGGGGTTAATCTAATCATAGTTGTATTGTTTTGAAATTGTATTTTACCGGGACACCATGCCGCCCGGTGTCGGCCTATTTCTTTTCATCCTTTGCCGGGGCAGTCTTGACCACATAGGCTTCCGTCTTGGTCAACGGGAGGTTATAGTCGAGCAATTTCTTCAATTCCTCCATGTCCTCCTTCTCGAACACCAGATTCCCTTCAAACAGGGCCAGCCCGTTATCGGCTATCGCCTTGCCGACAAGCGAGTGCGCCATTTCGGGAATCGCTTCATCGGGAATTCTTGACAGGTAAGAATCGAGCAACGGCTGCAAGAGAGTTCCCGTCATGTTTTCCATGAGGGGGGACAGTTCCTCCGACATGCTCCATGACGGGCTGACCCATCCCGTGAAACGGATTTTGTTCTCGACGGCTTGCACGAAAGGCAGAGATGCCAGCTTCCGCCCGGCGAATTGCCGCGCCACGGGTTGCAGCCAGTGGTTCAGGACAGCCGAAAGGATTTGTGCGTTTGTATGATTCATAAGCTTTTCCTTTTGAAAGTCAAAGGGGAAAGGGCGGTTTCCGTGCCGCCCCTCCAATCCCGTTACTGGTTAGGGCACATGCAGCCGCAATCCTGCTGGCAGACGTTGTACGAAGGCAAGACACGCTTTGTCAGGCGGTCGAGTTCGTCTATCTCACGCTGCATGCAGGCCAACGTGGAAGTGTTCTTTCCGTTGTACACCGCCTGCTCCAGGTTCAGCTTGTACTGCTCATCCTTGTTGGCGCGCATTTCCTCGCGCACGTTTGCAATCTGCCCGGCCAAGTCCTTGTAGGCTTCAATAATCTTCCCGTCAGTGTACTTGTCGGCCTTCAACAAGGCGATTTCCGATTCCTTGGCGTTCAGCTTATCCGTCATGTCCAGTTCATAACGGTTCACCGGGTTGTTCTCGCTGCATGTCGGCCTTGACGCGGCCAACGCGGCAATGAGGGCATCAGTACCCGTTCCGTTGTTGCAACGGTTTCCAAGGATTGACCCCAAGTCGATACCCAACAGGGAGGCTATGCCTGCGGCAGCCCCGACCGTGTTAAAATTACCCTGTCCCTTTCCGGTCACATGGTAATTGTCTCCATTTGCACCTTTGATAGTCATGATTGTATTTGTTTTTATGCCACGGTCAATGTCAACCGTGCCACAAAAATACGTTAGGATAAAAAACTGCAGAATTTTTAAATTCCGGTAAAAAAGAAACAATTACCTGAAAAGTAGAAGTTAATTTTTACCCCCCCCATTTGTTAAATTACGTTTAATTGTATGGTTCAAAATAAACGCTATTGTTTTTGTACAAAGTCCTGTCTTCATTTTGATTCGTTCATAAATGTATTGCCTTGAAATTACATCGGTCAACTCTCCGAGTTCCGCACGTATTTCCGCGTAAATCTCATGCACCTTATCATCCCTAAGTACGGTACTTTCTCTCCTGTTTTTTCCGGAAAATCTTGTCATAACAGATTTTATTACTAATTTTGCATTGCCAATAAACAATAAAAAGACACTTGTCACCCACCGAGGATATTTCCCCGGCACTGGGTGATAAGTGTCTTTTTGCTTGTCTAATTGTTTATTGGCGTAAACAAGAGAGTGCCGGGGACTTTTTATACTCCCGTCCCCGAAGGAGTAAACATTACTTTTTCAGCCTGTACACAAACCTCCCGAATCCTATAAGGATACAAACGACCACGGCCACGAGCGCAAATCCCCCATAGTGCAGCTTCGTTTCCTCCCACCAGGAAAGCTTGCGTTCCACCACCTTTTCCAACGACTGTCCATCCACCTTTTCCATCAACGAATCAATCCTGTGCGAAAGCCGCAGGTAATCCGCCATGGCCTTCTCCTCCAGTTCCGACATCTCCCGGTCACTCCGGTCAACGCTCGTGTGGCTCTCACGTTCCTTATACTGCCTCCCGCAAGAATCCGGTGCCGACCATACCACCATCCGGTTCTCCACCTTCAAGTCCGAAAAACGCTCCATTGTCTGCCGGGCGGCACGCGACAACTCCATGCGCAAGCTGTCCACGGTATCCTCAAAAGAAGAACTGTGTCCCGCATAATCCACCGCACGCTCCGTTTCCAAATGCTTTGAACCGGCACATCCGCACATGGCAAACAACGACAGCCCCACCACGAGCCAGAACACCGGCACCATCAGCCAAGGCCAAAACACCCTAAAAAATCTATTCATATCCATACCGTTGTTAATTTATAAAACCAACGCCCGTGCCAACATCCAGATACCAAAAGCCAACACGAGGAAGACCAACCAAGGCGGCAAGCCCTTCCCGTCGCCCCCTCCCCCGTCGTCAAGCATCGGCCAGTATTCATCACTCATTCTCATGTTCACGCGATATTAAAGAACCTGTCAGCCTCCCATTTCCTCCGCTTCACCAGTCCGTCAAGCTTCCGCTTCTTCCCGGCCACCGTGGCATACACCCACCTCATGAACTCCGCACGCACCTCCGCATCCGGGGCGCAAGCCCGTATCTTCTTCAAAAGTGTGGAACCGGCCAACGCGTCGCACCCAAGGTTGTACGCGAAGTCCACCAATGCGTCGAACTTGTTCTGACGCTCCGTCACGCCTAATCTGTCCACGAATGCCTCATACTCCGCCAAGTCGCGCCTGAGCTGCCGTTCCGCCTCGCCCTCCGTCATCTTGTCGCCACGCTTCACGCCAACCGTATGTCCGTAGCCTATCGTCCACACGCCCGCCGGGCACTTGTAAGCCGTGCCACGGAAACCCTCGAACCTCTTTATCGCCTCAATCAATGTGTTGCTCGCTTTCATATCTACATTTTTTTGTTTAACTTTGCCATCGCCTCCCGTGAGGGACGCCCGAAGAACTAATATGTTTTTCATGGTATTATATTTAAGTTTAACAGGGGGAGGCGGCGTGCCTCCCTTTTTATTTCTTTTCCTTATCCTTTGCTTCCTGCCGCTCCTGTTCCACACGCTCCATGATGGGTTTCCAATAAGATGGAAGCATACGGGTAAATTCCAACCTTACCGCATGGTAGACGATACGCAGGGCAATATTCGTCGGATGAACCTTTATCAGGTTCTTCACCGCATTCTGGACGTAAACGTACATGAACACATACGTCAGCGATTTGATGACGATAATGGCAGCCTCACCGTCACCGCACTGTGACATCACCGTGAAGAGGAAGCAGATTATCACCACGTAAAGAACCAGTTCGGCCAAGGCGTTCTTGAACTTTCCGAAAGAAAAGTTCTCGCAACAAGCAAAGCTGACCCCGTCCGCCTTCATGCCGGCATAGATGTTGAATGCAAAGGTCAACACCAAAGCCAACAAGAATCCTTTCGTCGGGGTGTAATACGCCAGTACCGGACTGATGGCCGATGCCGACACCATGCGCAAATGTTCCCAATCTGTTCTCATAAACCAATCATTTGTCATTTATAAACTTTCACAACTCTTGCACAACTATTTTTAGTCAGGTGTTGCATGAAACGTATATATTCCTACAAGGTTGCATATATCATTAGTATATTCACAGTCATATTCATATATTGTTCCATTAACTTGGTAAGATAAATACCTCATTTCAGCTTCATAATAAACGGTACAAGGAGCTATGCACAATTCAGAGTCATCCCTTATATAAAAGATATACTCCTCTGGATGTAAATTCCAATCATCTGTTAGTTTCCCAACTATATCCGTTACATCTTCTCCCTCTGTTTTACTAGAAAGGCTTTCAAATATTTTTATTTTGATATCGCTTATTTTATCATTTAGTTCTTTTCCCATCGCAGCGGACAAAGGCTTGGTAGTATCAGTTGAGGTCAGATTATTCACTATATCGTCCGTTTTTATCCGAAAAACATTGAAACTCCATGACGAACCGTTAAAGTCGAATTTAATTCTATTATATACTGTATTATTATCTAATTTTATGTATTCAAACTGTACATACCTTTTGTCTCCAGTGTTATTATAATTTGATATGGCTACATATTCACGCCATTTATCCTGCACAATGAACAAACCGCCTTTTGCTATGAAATTCACGATAGAAATGAAGTTGTCCTCCGTAGCCTCCCCTATGACAGAGGCGATTTCCGAAGATGTGCTTGAAGCGGAAAGCATTTCAACTCTTTTCAAATGAAATGCTCCATACCTATTCCCATTAAACCAAATACTGTTTTCATCAGTACTGAAAGACATTAAATTAGGTGTAGCACTTTGTACACTCTTACCTTGCGCGGAAGTCTTTGTTACCGCTACTCTTAGTTTTTGTCCATTCGCTGCCATAGCTTTATTCTATTGTAATACCCGCTGAATCCGAAGGTTTAACAGTTCTTATACTAAATTGAGCATTATCCCAGTTATCACCACTACTTGCAGGGACACATTTTGCGATTACAGTCCAATCGTTATTACCGGGATGAAGATATTTTACTATCACATTACCTGAATCAATTATACATGTTGCCGATTTTTGAGATTGCACATTAGCATTGCCGGTTACTAATATTAGTTCTCCTGCATCAATGGCATTTCTAAAAGCAGACGGTGTCCCTAAAGCTGTTTTAAGTTGTTCTTGTGTAGGATTAGAACTTAACGCTGTAAGTTCTCCTATGCTATAATGGGAAATTCCATCAGCTTTCTTTGCATAAGTGGATTCTGCATTTACTTTAGTTAAATAAGTATTGTTTGCATCCGTCTTAGATAACTTCTCATCTTGAAGCTTCTTTCCCATTGCCGCTGAAAGTGGCTTATCAGTATTAGTGGAAGTAAGGTTATTAACTATTTCATCTTTGTTAACCACTACATTAAGCTGTTCCCAGATTTCATTATCACTTTCTTCTACTTCAGTTTTCTTTGCATAAGGACTTAGGTCTACTGTACCACCAATAGGGTCCCAATTACCTTCATCATGGTCAGATGAACTTGTTGCTGTAATACATACAATATTAGTACTTGCAGGAAATGGTTTACCATTTAAGGTAAAGGCATTAATTACATTCCAAACGTCACCAACCTTTGCATCTGTCAAAGCTAAAACCTCTGAAATATTTGTCTTACTACCTTTTATTCTATAGACAGAGCCTAACGCAGAAATCTTATCATTAAGTGCTTTGCCTTGCGCAGCTGAAAGAGCATTTGCAGTATCAGATGAGGTTAGATTATTTACCACATTAGGCACATATCTATCGGCAGTAATAACAGCCATATTTGTGTAATTACTGCCACTTATAGTTACTGTGATAGTCTTAGTAAATATACGAAATGATTGAAGCTTTAACCCTACAAATACTACCTTTGAGGCACTTACCTCCTGTGGAGTAATTACCCAATCTTCACTACTAGAATCAATTAAAGTTGCGCCATAGGTAAGCTTAGTAACAAGAGCGGTACCATCTAAATAACCCATATACCCTTTTATAGTGGCACTATCACTAGTGTTGTTAATAGCAGAAAAGTTAATGCTTATCTTGTTGCTGCTAAGCTTGTCATTAAGTGCCTTACCCTGAGCTGCTGATAATGCTTTGTTAGTACTTGAATCTGATAGGCTGTTCACTACATCCGTTTTTGCAAGCTTTTCATCATTTAGCTTCTTTCCCATTGCGGCGGATAGTGGTGAGGCTATACTCTGAGATGCTAAAGAATTAATTACATTAGATTCTAGCAAAAATGTATCCGATAAAACTTCTTTTACTTTATAAGCAGAAGAGCTTGTCATGTCAATGCTTATTTCTGTAATATAATGGTTGCTATAGATAATTGAAAAATAAACTACTGAACTGTTATCTTCCTCTGAATATTGCATTGTTACAGGCAATAAATGATAATCAGGGTTTTCATCAACCATAACAACTCCTTGGATACCTCTAGCTACAAAATCTTTTATGTCGCTAAAAGTTGCACCGTTTAAAGCTTCTGTTATATCAGCATGAGAGCTACTAGTGCTTAAGTTGTATAGTTTATTTTTAAATAGATGTGTACTATACTTCTTCCCGTTGAACCAGATACTGTTCTCATCGCTACTGAAAGACATTAAATTAGGTGTAGCACTTTGTGCTGCTTTACCTTGTGCGGAAGTCTTCGTCACCGCCACCCTCAGTTTTTGACCGTTTGCTGCCATGAATTTTCCTGTTTTTTAAATTGTTGGTAAAAATTTATTCTATTGTTATGCTTTCCCCGCCGCCACCGCCTTGCGTCTGGTGGCGGGATATGGTGTAAGTATCGCCCGAACTTTTGATTTCCCAGCCCTCGTAAGCCTCATTCATACCGTAGGAAAATGAAATATAGTTGTCCGAGCTTCCCGTTACGATGTACGTACGCTCGTTCTGGTCATCGCGGATGACCATCGTTTCCCCGGTCCTTATGCTGTCCCACACGATTTCCGTCAGCCCGAAAGCGTCCAAGTCATCCTGCGTCCGACCGCTGCCGATTTTTTCCTGAAGGGTACCGAAGTCGAAAGCCGCATAGGGATGCTCTGTCGTACCGCCGCCCATGCTGAACGTCTTCCACGCGCCCCAACGCCCCCCAGCCTCCCGGTTCATGTCATAAAACCGGTGGTAAAGCATCGGTTTGCCGTCAACGTGCGTGCGCCCACTGAGACTGTGTACAATGCCCCCCTCCAAGTCCGACACGTCCGTCAGCAACACCTGTTCCATGCCGTGCTGTCCCCAACTGTCGCAGAACACCATCATTATGCCTGTCACCTGCCCGGCATCGTTCGTCACAGAATAGCATCCTCCCTTGCGCGTGCGCATAATCTCAAGGCAGGAACGCGGGTCACCATCCTTGACACCCATCGACAAGTCTGTTTCCGGCACACGAGGGGCATCCGTCAAGGAATTCCACGCTCCCCACGTCCCATTCTCGCGTACCCTCCACAAGACGCTGTACACATCCGAGCTGCGCGTCAGCTCCTTGTACGTGTCGGCACCACCTGCATACACCGGCGACAACCGCCCCCGCACCGACTGCAACCACATATCCTCCGCATAATTTACCGGGACGTTCTCCACCGTGAAAGGGCTGCCATCGTAGTCACCACGGAAGAAACCCGCCTTCTGCTTCCCCGCCTCGCCGGAACCGTGAAGCCCGTCCAACAGCGCGTTCAGACCGCCGTCATCCTCCACGCCGCCCAACCACTTGTGCGGGTCGTGAAGCGCATCGCTGTCCTCTGCCGTGCCTTGCAGGCGATTCAAAAGGTAAGACTTAAACTCGGTGTCAGTGAAACTCAGTAAATCAAGCATTGCACCACCGACCCGGGATGCCGTATTTTCACCGGGCTTACTTGCATCCCGGATTTGTTCTATTTCTTGTCTTATCTCTTCTATATCCATATTTCAGTCTCCTATGATTCTAAATTTAATCCGGTTTGCTTTTACTTTACCGATACCTCGGTACAATGGATATTTATCTTTGTTTTCAGAAAGAAATAACACGCATTCATGAAGGTATTTATCCGCAATGGAAAAGGCGTCATTATAAGCTAAAATACGTTCCTTTACGCTTACCTTATCACTGTAATCATCATCTTTGAATGTAACCCCAAACCGGGTAACATTTATATCATTGTTTTTTACTATTCTGGCATAAGAATAGTAAGCAAGTGCCCTTTTAAGACCGGCAAATGTATGTTTGTATCCGCATTTATCCTCATACTCACCTCCATTTAATAAATCATCGTACTTTTCAGGATTAGACCTTATATCCATCAAAAGCACGTCACCGAGACTTGATTTCAGGTCTATATCCTCACTTTCGCGGATATAGGTATTAATCTTCTTATCATCTATATGTCCGGATATGGGTCGGGACAGATCAGCAACTTCATTCGTTTTTATCAGATGAACCATTTTGCACATATCTTAATGGGGTTATACTATAATCGTTTGAAGGGTTTACCGGTTCAAACCAATATTTGAAAATGCGTGTAATCACCCTTTCAATAAAACGTTGTTGTCGTGACACGATTGAATTGTAATACTCAAAAGCGTCCGACAAAATATCTCCGCTAAACCCGATTTTTCCTTTCCGGATGCAATACCATGGCTCCTGTCCGAAAGCGGAATATATACGTTCTGTCACGCTTGAATCTGTGACTTCAAACTCCTTGTCGTAATTTTTGGAATCCATGTTGACAAATTCGGGCTTTTCTTCGTCTGCCTCCACTGTTATCTCGACTATTTTGCCCAAATTCTTGTCCCCTTGAATTTTGGTGAGAGAGTTCATAACTTCGTCATTATCATAATCTATGGATTCACTTCCATCAAGCCCTGTTTGAGTTACAGAATTGGCCTTTTTTGACAGCATGATTGTGGAGGGCATGAAATTGCAGCGGACATTTCTGTATTTTACATTGGAAAGCCCCTCATCCGTGCTCATTTCCGTGGCCACCTTGTCTCCCTTTCCTACCGGATATTCATAGCTCCCGAACAAAGTTTTCCAAAGGACTTGTCCTTTATAGTTTTCAATACCTCCGGCATGTTCAATTTGTGCCAAAACCACCTCTTTAATAGGATTGAAGACATCAATGTAGTCTATATTGTCTTTTTTCACTTGGATAGTCTTGCCATTTCTTGTTTTTTTCCCGGTCCAATCAGGATGTACGGCAATTTTTGATATGACACCGTTTTCGTCAGGTTCCGTCAATCGGCAATTTTCAAACGGGACATGGTTCAACTCTACAATTTCCCCAAAAACGTTGTAATTGACATGCAAGGAGATTCCGTTGAACATTGCCATATCCTGACACATCCTACAATGCACCTCATCCACCGTATCGCCACGCCTGTTGATTACATATTCGGAAAATAATTCATCCTTGAATCCATTTCCTTCAATAAAATCAGCGAGCTGGTCAATACATTCGTTCCCTGATGGGCTTGCATGCACTATATCGCGGAAAACTTGTGGATACAAATTGTCTTCTCCGTATGTTTGGATATTCAGAGCCTGGATAAACTTATTGTCAATCCTTGGAGAACTTTTCTTACTGAGTTCTTTTACCTTCATGTCCCGTTTGTTTTTATTCCTCCAACCTGTTTTGTGCTTCCTTTATGTAGGCATTCAGAATTTTCACCCTCATTCTTTTCCCGTCAATCATGTAGCCTTTGTATTTTGCTTTCACATCTTCAACGGTTTCACCATTTTCCAACATTTGGGTCATTTCTTCAATGACTTTCTCTGCATTCCCGTTTTTCCGATTTTCAACACGTTCAATCCAATCGTCAGGTAATACGGAAAAGAACACACGACCCTCCGGATTTGCAGCCAAGTATTTTTCCGCAATTTCATCGGTCAAATTGGCATTGGTGTACATTTCACCACTTCCAAACTCCATTTGAATGAGTGCCCCGTTTTTTAGGCTATACAAACATCTTTCTTTCATCTTACCTTTGCTTCTTAGATATAAATACATTTGTATCACGGCATCGTAATAACAGTCATTACATGAGCTTCTCACGAAATTTCTACCATATACGGCGTAATACAATTCTTCGATTTCTGTTTTATCTGAATGAGCCAAAGTTTTTTTGTCCTTTAGCTCATTCAGTCTGTTCAGGGCTTCCGTCGCATTCATATTACTCAGCTTCCGTGGTTAACGTGTCAATAGCAGCCTTGGTAGCCTCGTAACTTGTCTTGAACAAGAACAATCCCGACTTTGGAGCCTTTGTTTCTTGGAGGGAAACCAACCATCCGCCATCAGTATCTTCCGAATACTTGTCGTTGGTTATTTCGCTTGCCCGAAGTCCCTGGTACCAACCGAACACTTGGAAAGCTGCATCGCCCGGATTCGTTTCCTTGCTCGTTCCCTTATACTTGTTCTCCAGAATGACCACAAAAGAGCCATTGGCCAAACCATTAATGATTTGCTCGCAAGTGTCCGGGTCATTGTTGAAAACCACAAGGTTCACCGTATTGGTGAATGTATTGCGGTAAGTGCCTACGGCCAATGCCACATTGGTGCCCGTAAATGGAGTATTCCCTAATTGTGCACATTTGAAAGCCTTTTTCTTGGACTTCAAAACAAGGGTTTCAATCACATTCTTACGGGTGGCATTAAACGTGGTGGCTGCAAAATCAATATCCGAACGGTTTATGATGATGCCTTCACTCTCCACACCGGGAACAATAGGGTCGTCGCAATTAATCGAAATGTCTCCCTTTAAAAGAATATCACAAATATCCATGATTCACCTCCTTTTTAATATGCCATTTGGAAAAGGTTGTCTTCTCCGATTAAACATCCCAACTTTCCGGTTGAATAGATGTAATTCATACGGTCTTTCCGGTCAAACCAGATGTCAAGGTCGGAAATCAACTCATTTGCAGGCGTACCGACAAAAAGCTGTTTGGGTGATCCGTACATCGCACGATGGGGAAGGTTCAATTTTGTACCGTCATTCTGGTACGTGCGAATGAATCTATCCCAAATGGATACCCGGTAAATGGGCACGCCATTGTATTCAGCGACATCCAAGCCTTTGAAAACTTGTTCCCAATCCAATATGAGTTTATATTCACGCTTCAAATCCCGTGTCAGTGCGTCCCCGAGAGTTTTTGTGCAGAAGATACCGGCATCGTCCAACAAAGAAATTCTACTATCGGCGTTTTCAAGCAACTCATCGAAAATACCGATTGCTACTCCTGATTCTTTTATCTTGCTTAATTGCAATGCCATGGTTGTTTCTGAATTGGCCGCAATGGTTGTCTTTTGCGCCTCGTTTGCAGTACCTATGGCAAACAACTGTTTCCAAAATCCATTTGTTGTTTTAAACAAATCCACATTTATGCCATCCGTAATTTGTCCGGAGCTGCTGACATTTTTTGCATCTTTGTCACCAAACCAAATGAAACGCCACATCATGTGCTTCATGGCCAAATCGAGAGCCGGAAGAACAATGTCGTCCATGTATTCTGTGGAGGTCAAATCACCGATTTCCGTGCCGGTCTTTAAACAATACTCTGCAATGGTATTGATGAGGTCTGTGTAACACCATTTGAGGGGTATCTGCCAATCACCGATACTCCATTCCTTTTCAGCAAATTCAATCGCTGCGTTCTTATACGTTGGGTTACAGCCGGAACCATTCCAACCCACATCTTCCATTGTTCCAACCCATCCCAATTTGTCGCCGTTATGTACATTTTGCCGGAGGGTGTAGAAACGTTCCAAATCTTCATCGACAAAATTTGTCATAACCAACAGGTCTTTCAAAGACTTGATGGCTCCATTATCAGGAGTTAAACTTTGAAGGTCATCCCATTCTATTCTTTCTTTTGCCATACTCTTTATTTTTTATTTGTTGTATCTTTGTTTGAATTTCTCTCTTTTTTCCGCAAGCATCCGGTCAATTTTGCTATTTGATGTGGACATATTACTTTCAGGCTTCTTGTTTCCGACTTGCGTACTGCGCAAGGGAGGTGTATAATGGCTTGCAGCCGCTTTTCTTAGCCAAGATTCTCCACCGGCCTTTTCCACCATGGACAAAATACGGATTTCGTCTTCTGATTTTGCGTTGGCGGTTAAGTCGCTTACCTGACGTTCCAATTCTTCAATCCGGCTTTGTAGGGCTTCAACGTCTTCACCACCGCTTCCCGGTTCCTTTATTTCCGTGATTACCCCATCAGTAACGACAACTGTACGACCGTCCTCAAGGACAAATTCACCGTCAGGGGATGCGGTATCGCCTACCTGTATTTCACCCTCTTCACGTTCTACTGTCAACTCTTCACCTGTTGACGTTGTAATTACCATTCCGGAGGCTTCCGGCTTGGATATTCCCAAAGCCACCCCAAGCATCCGGAAAGCTTCTGCCACAGTGGGCTTCTTTTCTTCCTTCTCTTTCATTTCTGTTTTGATTGTTTGATTGTTTATAACTGGCTTCTCAACCTTTGCGCTCATTGCAGGCATTACGGAAGATATAAATCCCAATTCTACTGCCTTGTCGCTCCCGAACCATGAACCGGCAATCATTTGTGCTTCTATTTCTTCTTGTGCCTTTCCTGTCCGCTCTACATACAGTGAAAGCATCTTGTTCCGTTCCTGGTTGAGAAAGTTCATTTTCTCTTGTAAACTTCCAATAGTGAGGTCTTCATTGAATGCCCCCTTTGGGCAATATGGCTCATGTATCAGTAATTGTGCGTGCTGATACATTTTTCTCCTTTCAATAGGTGCGGCCAATAATATGACGGTAGCCATTGAAGCGCAAAGTCCTACCACCGTGCAACTGATTTCTTTCCCACTTGCGCGAAGCGCGTCATAAATGGCATATCCTTCAATGCAATCCCCACCGCAAGAATGAAGTTCTACTTCGATGCTGTTGTCAGACGGGTCCATCCAAGATAAAAAGCCCTGAATATCGCTGAATGAAACACAATCATCACCGGAAAGCCAGTACCTCATTTTGTCCGCATCGGCTGCAATGTCTTTGTTTATGAATAACTTTGCCATAACATTTAATTTATGGCAAATCTAACAAATATAATTATAATATAATTATTTATAGTGTAATTTCTACTGACACCGTACTGTCAGTAATGCCAAATTTAAAACAAAAAACGGATGGAAAATATCCATCCGTCCAATCGTGAACTTGACTTTTGTATTAATCAAGCAAAGCCCACGTGAAGTAAATCCCAAGCTTTAGGTTATGTCAAAACGATAAACGAGGGATTACTCTATACGGTCTGCCGCCGCATTTATTCGCGCTGACAAGTCTTTTAATGCAAGGCGTAACTCCGCTTTCTCGGATTCCGAGAAGCCGCCCTCACCGCCATTGCTGTTTATTCCATCTAATTTTTGGTGCAGCCACGAACGGCTTTTACCGAAATATCTCACGGACAGCCGTGCCCAAGAAATATCCAAAAGGATGTCCGAAAGCGTTTGCTTCATTGTTTCACGTTTAATCATTACTGTCTCCATTTCTTTTTGTTTTAGTGGTTATTTCTTCTGTAAAATCCCCCTTCCCGCTTATAGGGAAGGAAGGGGGAAGTTGATTAGTCTCTTTCAAGAAGTTTCTCGTACAAGCCTTCAATGTACCATTCCAATTCATCGCTTCCATTGGGGTAAGCCTTTTTGTAATTCCTCACCGCATCGATGAACTCGGCTTCTAAATCAGTTAATTTTCTTGTTTCCATCGCTTATCATTTTGACAATACAAAGATAATAAACTTTTGTATATTACGCAAGGATTTATGGAGAAAAATGAAAAGAAACAGAATATTTTCATATTTCAACGTGCTTTTTCATCCTTTTGACTATCCTAAAAACAGAACGTGATGAAATACTGTACACTTCTGACAAATAGGATGCGATATACTCTTGTTTGTGCCCCTCTTTAGAAAGCCGAGCGTATTCCTGAAACAGTTCAAGGTATCGGATATTTGACAAGTCAATTTTGTTTTTTGCAATTATTTCAATCAAATTCCGGTTAGCGGATAATAATTCGTATGATGTCATGATATGCTTTTTATATAGTTCCAATATTCTCAATAACCTTTACCCTGTTGCCTACCGTGTTTATCTCTTCCACGCTGACAACCGGATTCGGCATTGATTGTACTCCTTTGGCCACGGCACGTGCCAACATGTCTTCCCCTATGGCTTGCTCCGCGCTTTGGGTAGCCTGAATTGGCACGCCTCCACCCATGGTGTTGAAAGCCGAAAGGATGGGGGCGAACATACGTGTTGATTGTGCAGTCATTACACTCTCACCATTGGACAGCCTTGCCGGTATGCTGTCACTTGTTTCACTTCCGGTACCAGTGACTAATCCGCCTTTTGCATAGCCACGACGGTTTTCATTGCCATTTCCACCATCTCCACCAATCTTGGCCGACTTGATAGCCTTTATGGCAGATGCCATGCTGCTGATGATGGTTGCAGTTGCAGCCGCTACTGCGGCTATTGCAGACCAAACGGATCTTTCTTTTTTAAATGCAAGGCTCGTGGCTTTTGCTATGGCGACACCTTGTTCTATTGCCACCTCCGCAAGGGCGAGAACCTTTGCCGCCGCCACGGCCTTTTTGTTTTCACCGGCCAAGCTTGCAATGGCATCTCCGATTGAGCCATACGTGGCCGCAATGGCTTGTGCTTTTGCTTGGTTTATTTCCACTTCCTTGTCGGCCAACTCCTTTTGTGCGTCCACATATTCATTTTGAAGCTCGATTTTTCTAAGGTTAAATTCTTCTATGCTTTCACCCTCCAACTGGTGCAAGGATTCAAGTTCTTCTTGTTTATGTGCAACTTTGGCTTCCAGTATCGCAATTTCATTTTCTCCGAGTTGTGCCAACTCCGTTTCATGCCGCAGGCGCATGGCTTCCATTTGCTTGTTCGTGATGTCATTCTCATGCTGCATCCTCAATTCTTCGTCCTTTGCCGCCCATGCCGCCCAAATGGCATCCTTTTCTTCTTGCGTGGCCTGCATGTTGGAAAGCTGCAAATCCCTTTCTTTTGCCAACTCTTCAAGCTTCAGGGCGTATTCCTGTTCACTGCCTTTTTTGACAGCCTGTAATTGGAGGGTGATAAGCTTTTGCCGGTCTTCGATTTGCTTCTGCAACGCCTCATTGTCCAAAGCGGCCATTTCATTGGAAAACTGTTTTTGTTTTGCCATTATTTGTTGGTTGATGGCCTCACGCGCTGCCGGTGTGAGGTTCTTTTCTTCATCCAACCTATTTTTCAGGTCTTCGATTTCACGGGTATAGTTCAACCGGGTTTGTTCCCTTAACTTTTTTTGGTTGTCCGTGACAAGTTTCAGTAATTCGTCCTCAGCCTTTCGGGTTTCTTCAATCTCCACGCGTTTCTGTTCACGTAACTGTTCCAAACGTTTTTTGGCGGCTTCCTGTTGCTTCTTGATTTCTTCATCAGTAAGCGTGTTTGTGTCCGTTGTGGTTGTATCGTTGGCAAAAATGTCCTTTGTGGCCGGATTCTCCACTTTTACAGGAATGGTGACAGGCTCTATCTTGTCTTTCATTTCCCGGTTCGTTTCCTCAATCTCTTTTTTAGCTTGGGTAAACTGTTTTTTCAGAACCTCTGTGGTATTGATGGCGAAATCTTCCAACCCACCCGTAAACTCTTCCCAGTCAAACGTAAACACGCCTTTCAATACACGCCCCAATGATTTTAATTGTACTATAAGCAAATTTATCAGGTTGCCCACCGTTTTAAACATGCCGGTAAATATGCCGGAAATGGAATCGCACAATAATCTGAACGCTTCGGATTCCTTATACATGGTTTTGAACCAATTTATAGTATCACTTATGCCGTTGATTATTTTGGCAAGCCCCTCGTTTACAAACACAATGGCTTGCGTTTTCATGCGTTCAAAATCACCTCCTGTCTTGTCGAACAATCCGGAAAGTGCGTTTTGCAGTTCTATCTGTGAATTTAACTGTTTCTCTTCCAATTCACCGAGTTCACCGGCTTGTTTCTTGACTTCATCGAGGTTGGTTTCTATCTTTCCCAAGGTCTTGATGTATTCCAGTCCGGCATCCTCACCGGGGCCACCGAAAATATCGGCTATTGCCGTACCCACTTTTGCAGAGGAGGCCGGAAGCTCATTTAACCGATCAGACACTTTTTTCATTACCTCGAAAGTGGTTGTACTTCCTTCCTGCAATGATTTTTGTACCTCTTCCGATGATATACCGATACCGTCCAATGCTTCTGCCGTGGCCGTTGTCATTTCACGTAAACGGGTATTTGCTTCCTTTATGGTATCCACTCCCTTGTCGGAGAAAATACCTTGTTTGCTTGCATTTGCTGTAATGGCTACAAATTCCTCCGCGCTGATACCCGCCTCTTTGAAATATGCAGGGTATTCTTTCAATGTATCAAGAAACTCACCGTTCGCATCTGCACCGGCCACAAAACCATCCTTTATAATATTCATGGCCTCTTGTGACGTGATGCCGAATTGCTTCGATACCGAGTTAACCGCCTGCAATGTCTCTTTGAAGTCTTTACCGTACATGTCGGCCACTGCCTGGACCTCGTTCCGGTATTCCTTCAGTTCATTGCCCCCAAGTCCGGTGAATTGCTTCGTTAACTTGGTCGCCTCTACAATCCCCTTGTTGTAATCATAGAACCATTTGAAAGCCATTCCGGCACCGACGACACCGGCCAAAGCGAGAAATATAGGATTGGTAAGCAAACCCAATAATGTTTTTCCGAAAGCTGCGGCACTTGTTTTTGCATTATCAAACATTCCTTTAAGTCCTTTTCCGTTTTCAGACAAGTTCAAAATGGATTCAGCAAACTCGTTATTTAATCCAAGGGCATTTTTTATGGCATTCTCGTAGTTTCCGACTTCACGACCAAATTGGCCTATATCTTTTTCGGCTTTTTTAATCTTTTCATTAAGTTCGTTGATTTGTTTTGCTGCATTTTCCAACTCTTTTGTATCCGTGAGGTCTTGATATTCGTATTTTAATTTTGAAAGCTCCGCACGCATGGCACGCAAAGAATCTTTCTGTGCATTTTCTAATTTGATTTGATACTTTACATACTTCTCTGTATCCCGTATGGCGACTTTTGTATCATCTATCAGAATCTTTGTCGCCGCCATTGATTTGTTGTATTCTTCACGCCCAATAGTCCCCGCCTTTAACTGCTCCTTATAAATTTTCTCGGTGTTTTTAAGTTCTTCAAGTTTAGCTTTATATTGGGCAATGCCGTTTATTGCATCGGCATAATTTACTTTTATGTCTAAAACCTTTTCTACTTTGTCGTTTGCCATAGTTTTATAATTTTAGAAGTTTCACATCGCATAAGTTATTATCTCCGGTCTTGATTTCAAGTATTGCGAAATAAGCCCCGTATTGTTTCAAATACACGGGCGTATATAAGTCCATGTTTTTTAAGTCCACAGGTGAAAGCTTTATGGTTTCCGTGATTATCTTTGCTTTAGTAATAAAATCCATATAGCTACCGTAATACTCGCTGATTAATGTTTCCCATCCAAGACCTACAAAAGTAGCACGCCATGTACGGTTATACTGCCTATATAATATACGTGGCTCCACGTCATCATATTCCACTTCTCCGGAATCATTGTAGCGATAGATAGGGATACGAGCGTATGAATTATCTGAAGGTTTTCCATATTCATCCGTCCCCGCGAAAATGGAAGTATATGCTTCCCTTTCCGCATCCAACGTTTTATCGTTTACATTTATAACTCCGTCATAATTCCCTTTTACTGTGTCGTCTTCTTTATACTTGAACAAGTTTGATTGGGCAATGTCATCCAACCTATACTCTGTTGTATTAGGGACGTTAACTTTCGATATAAGCTTTTGGCTCCAATCGTATGCCACGGTTTTCTTTGAATACACCTCTTTGTACTCATGGTATATGAACTTTCCCGGCTCCGTTGTCACATATAGCCCGTACATGTTTTTTATAGCTTTCAGGATGTCGGTCAGCTTTAAATCAGGAATATTTGCGGAGAAATAAAAAGCAGCCCCATTCCGTAAATCTTCAACATACGGATTGACGTTTATGAATGAATTATCACTTGATGATGTATATACCAATGTACTTGCCTTAATAAGATTGAATCTAAGACATTGTTCTATCTTCGGCTCTATTGATAAATTAACGCCTAAAATTTGAATATCATATTTTATTTTAAAGAGCGTCTTATATGGGTCTATCACTTCTTCTGATAATATTTCTCCTACATATTCGTTACCCATAAATAACAATGGTACTACATAGCCATAAGGGGATGTTATTTCTTGGTATACAATAAGATGTAAATCCATATCGCAAACAATATCAATATGATTTGCATAAATGCCAATATTTTGTAATTCCTCGAAATCACCTATATAGCAATATTGATTCCCGTCATTCCTTAGTTGAATAAAGGTTATATCTTGACTGTTATTAGTTAATTCTTTCTCAACATAAAACGTTCTTTGTTCATCAGTTTGGTTTTGCTCCGCCACGTTCTGTGAAGTAAGTGGGATACATAGCCCGGCTATTTTCTCGATGGAATCAGGATAGGCTATTTCAATGCCGTATTTATTCTTTATACGTTGAAAAATGGTACTTAACGTTAATACCGGGTGATTGAATGCGTTCCACGTACTTTCATTGATTTCTATCCCCCAATCAATAAAAGGCATCATTGGAGATGAACCAGGCAAAACAGAAGTCACGACTTTATCCGTATCATCAGAAAATGGTAAATCCTTTAGCTTGGCGTTACCTGAAACAAGTTCCGTAAGGTTTGATGATGCTCCCCATGATAACGTGACTTCTATGTCCTCACCAATAGATAAAAGTACCACGTTTGCATTGTCAACAATCATAATCCCGTCACGCAACACCCGTCCGGAGTGGACAATATAGGGGAAGTCGCTCTCACTGCTTGGAAGCACCGCACCGCCGATAATCCGCATGTTATTGGCAGTCTTGGGCAACTTGATGGTATAGCTGTAATTGCTGACAATCTTGCTTATGTCTGACAGCAAGTTACTACGGAAAGTAAGGTTTATACCACTTTCCGACATGTCTACACGTTGGTTGTTTATATATAGTTCGTCCCTCATAGTTTTTGTGAAATAAGTTCTGGCATTTCTATCTGAATCTCGAAATCCTGCAAATCAGAAGTGGATTGGGTGGAAGTCCCCTCTGATATATGAATTGGAATCCATTCATTCCCGTCCCATAAAGAAGGCAAAGGAGAGGATAAAAGCCCAAGTAACATGTCAAATGTCTCTTTGTCTACTAAGGGGGAACATGCCTTGATTGTTTTGTGGGTTTCTTTGCCTTGGACACGGGTTATTCCATACACATCTAGAAAGGCTGTAGAATTTACTTCTGATTCTTCTCCTATGTCAGAAACCTTATATGAAATGTCACCGGGATTAAAGAGCCAATATTGGTAAAAGCCATGCCGGTCTATCCACCTGATGAAAATTCCGCAATCGGCATTGCTTATTTCGATGTTCAACACCAAATTATCAGTTATGGAAGTGAAGGTATAATCAAAGGTATAGTCAAAAATAGCTTTGTACTCTTCCATTAACAATATCGTAGCATGGTTTTGTACTTTTGGAAAAGTACCATCTAAATCCAAATGCACAATGCCGGGCGTTACATCAATCCCTTTAAGCGGTTCATTGTCACTTTGGGCTTGTACCGCGTTGTCAGAAGAATAAAAGCTGACTGTTTGAGGATAGTTTTTGAACCATATAACTTTCCGTCCGGAATTGAACGTTTCACCGATATTTATAACTCCCCAAATACATGTCATGGTAAAATTGAAATTACCTCCTTTGCCGAGACTGACATGTACCTCAATGTCCAAACTTGGAACCAGTTCTGTTTCTTTGATCGAGAAGAATAAACGGATGTATTCGCTTATGTCAAATTGCACATAACCACCAATCGTTTCCCTTTTATCTTGATAAGAAACGCTTTCCCTTTGAACCGTAACAGTTACTTCGTCGTCTGTTTCTCCTTGAATCCTAATCAAATTGCGGTTGAATGCAAATGAAATAGCATCAGGGTAGGAAATTCCCCATCCGTCACTTATTATGTCCGTCCTCATTTTTTGTATTTAAGTTTATGTGTTCAACTTCCTGCTCAAATAACAAACCGACTCTGTCGGTAATGCTATTCACAGTTTTTTCTACTTCCGGTGAATAAATATCATTTCTCCCACCTTCACGATATAACTTGGTCCCTTCTGTCTTTATCTTGTGGGCTATTGCACCGGCCATGCTCATCAGTCCCCTTTCTTTGGGTGTATATTTCGGTTTCCATCGTTCCGATGGTTCCCGTATATATTGTATTGGTGGCACGGATATGCCTTTGTCTATAATCCATTGCCGGATTATGCCGGTGAAGTTGTGGGGTGTCCTACCGGCACGCCGTCCCGTTTCCAAAGTCCCAAAAGGGAACCGTCCCCATAATATCCCACCGTTTTCCGTAAGTTCAACTTTGATGCTATCTTTTGTGCGTCCGCTTGCAACTTGTTTGGCCGCTACATGGTTGGCTATAATTCGGGAACGTAATGCCTCCAGTTCGTCACCGAGTATTTTCTGTACATCCGCACGGGTTACTGTCATTTCCATAAATTACCTCCTCTATGCTCTTTGACGGACACAGAACCAATCCTTTTGTCTCTTTTAATTGCACTTCAATAGTGACCCCGGCCACATTTACGTCAAGCCTGTCATAAAAGATGGAATACGGGATTTCCCCATAGACAGGTTCAAACAATCCGGATTTGTTCACCCTCATTATAAATTCTTGCGCGTATGCCTTGCATCGTTCCACCACGACATTTGCTTCTTCACCATCGAAATCCAAATCAACCTTGTCCATGAAGGCAAACAAACTATTAGGATAGTCCTTTATTTGTTGTTGGCCAAACTTCATAACCCCGCTTGCCGGAAGGACATTGAGCATGGCCGGTAATGCCGTGCTGTCAAGCTTCACATTTGCCGTTTGCCAGTTCTCAAATATGTATTGCACACATTTCATTTCACTTGCCACAAGCCTTATTTTATCCTCTATGGATTGAAAACCATCCGGTCTCCTGTATTTGCTTTCTTCTTTCATTTCCTTTTCTTCGTTATGATGTTACGTAATCTTCTTTCAAACTTCATCCGCTTTGTGTCCATGTCGAGGCACTTGTACACCCGAATCCATGGAACCTTTTCAACATCCCCATGGTCTGGTATGTGCATGCGTGTGGCGTAATAGTCCAACAAGCCAAACATTCCAAACTTCAAATTCTCAATACCGGCCTGTTGTTCTTCAGGTGTAGGGGCGACACTTGCTTTTGAAAACAGCTTGTTAACCCGTTCCACTTCTTTTGAAACCCAGAAAGAAAATGATAGGACGGCCTGCACATCTTCGTTTAATATGGTTTCTTCACTGACCCCCAAAAGGATTTTACAAGGCAATATAAGAAAATCAGCATCATTGAAAATTGATTGCAACTCCATGAGTTTTCCCATTGTAATGTCATTAATAGTGTTAGGCTTGCTCACACCGCACACAAATTGCGATGGCTTGATTTCTTTTGCCATTCTGATAAGATTATCATAATCAGAAATAAACTCGCTTATATGCAAAAATTCACGTACTGTCATATCATAACTCAATATATCTTGAACGCGGTCGCCTGACAGGTTTCTTTTCTTTCAAATAATTCAGGGCTACATACCTGACCGCATCTAAGAGGTGGTCAAACTTTTTGATTGGTTCATTCAAGAACTCCCCCGTCATTTTGTTCTCTCTCCATTTGTAATTCCGTATCTCATAAATCAGATTCAGGCTCCTGCTCGTTATGTTGAGGTTGTACCTTTGAAGAATCTGGATACCGTTACGTACGGAATCCGCACCCTTTTCTGACGGTTCTATCCTCTTGATACCGTAATTGTATATTTCCGTGATACTTTTTTGTTCAGCACTGTCCGCAACTGTTGACCCGGGAAGGCCACGTAGTTCATCGGCTATCCTGTCATTCGTCATTCCACGCATGTAACAGCGTTCATCAAGCCATAATTCACCGTTCAACATGTACACGTCAACAATTCCGGTCGGGTTCACGGAGAAACCAAAGTCAAGCCCCCTTGCTACCAATTTAGCTTCATCCGGTATGTCCGGTACTTGCTTCCATCTTGTGTATACAACCCCTTGCGGTCGGCCGGTCAATCCAAGGCCATAAACTTTCCACCAGTTTTCATCATCTTTATTGCTTTCTATTTCTGCAATCTGTTCCTCTGTAATAAATGGATTGTCTTTATAGGTTGAGTGAATCTCCACCGTGTTTGCTCTGGCTGATATTCCTTTTAGTTCATACCAAAACTCGCTGTCCGGGTTCCAATCAAGGAAGATACACTCACGAGTACGAATGCTTAACTGGCGGAATACTTCATAAGGAATACGGTTACACTCATTAATGAAAAGGATGTCCCGACCTGCTCCTTTTACCTTTCCCCAATCGTCTGCGGAATAGAAACGTATTTGCGACCCGGATTTGAATGTATACGTCTTGTCCGTCTGGTTGGATTCGTAATCAACACCCTCCACCAACATTTCCGCATCTATTATATTGGTGAAGTCTTGGATGGCACCACGTTTCAGATGTGGGATGGATTCAGAGATGATGTCTATCACCCTCTTCTTTTCAGAACTGAAAATGATAGTCAACAAAAGGGACACGACCGAGTATGTTTTCCCCGAACGCGAACCCCCTTTGTTAGCTATTATACGTGCCCCACCCAAGAACGCGGACAAACTTTCCTTATACACTTTCGTTGCCGTCATTTATCTTTCAACCTTCTTACGAGTTCTGCCGTTTCCTCATCAGATACTATTATGTTCAGCCCTGTTCTTACATTACCGGAATGTTCAATTTTTGATTTGTCGGCCAATCCAAGCAACCTGCTGATGATATTGGCGTTGAATATCCCTATTGCAGCGTATTCTATCTGTCCCATTTCGCAGTAGGTTTTTATAGCTGATTTGACCCCCAAAAAATCATTTCCCAATGCAGACCACCATGAATCACTTAACCCAATAAAAAGCAAGAATCCATTAATGGATAACAAACGTGGTTTTTCCTCCGTTCGCCTCTGTGATGGTTTTTCTTCATCTCTTGATTTTTTATGCTTTGAATAAACGCAATCAATTTTAATAGGGTTGTCTTCAGCCCACTTGACATAACGCTCAAATGCTTCCCATAGTTTATTGGGAGTGTACAAGGGTGGTCGGCCTTTTGGTTTAATAAGAGGTATATAGTTGCTCATAACAAATATTTTATCATATACAAATATACAAAATAATTACTATATAATTATATTAATGCTGCAAATAATTATAATGTAATTATTTATCTGTTTTCTTGCGTTTCGTTTCATCGTGGTCGTCAAGGATGAGCTTGACAAATTTGTAAACTAAAGTCGTCAAGACCACGAACAATATGGTTACAGCTATGATTCTGAATAAAAGGTATTCTTCAAAAAGCCACGGAAAGGCTATGGCTGCGGACATGAACAAAACGGTTGCGGTTGCTGCTATTAGTTTATTTTTCATCGTTTAATACTTTTTATTTCCGTGTTTAAAACTCCTAAGTTCGTTGTAGCGCATCTTCTTTTCGATGTGCCAAGCAAGGTCTATTCCAATATGTTCGGCAAGTCCAAATATCTTTAGAAAGGCAATCTGTATTTCAAATCTTGTTATTGAGGTTACGATATTGAATATGGATTCAGTGAATGTTTTTCTTTTGAATATGCGCGAAAATTCTTCAATTACTTCATCTTCCGACCATGAATCATCTATTACAAAATTGGTTGTTCCCCAATAATCAAGCAACCGGATGCAAGCATCTGCAAGTTCTTCCTCGACAGTTCCTTTGATATATGCTTCAAAGTCTTCTTTGAATCTTCTCGACCTTGTTTCTTCGGTTAGTGGAATACTGTTCCCTTGCCATTCCTTGAATTTTGCTACATCAGAATGTTTTCCTTTCCGGTCGGCTTCCAAGGCTTCCATCAGTTCGGATATGACCAGGCAGAGGTAATGTTCGTTACTGTATTCTTCTTCGTGCCATCCGTGTTCGCAGGCGGTCTTATAGGCGCGGTCTCTCAGTTCGTTCAAGTTCATGTTTCAATCCTCCTTGTTTTCGTTTTTGATATTAATGAAACTATTATGGCTAAATGGAAAGGGGATACAGATAATGAGTATTACCGTACCGAGCCAATGGAAAAAGTCCTGAAATATAAATTCTAAGATTTCTAACATATTCATTCCTCCAATAATTTTTTGTTGTCGTAAATGTTGCCGATAACCTCTTTCGGAAATTCATTAAGCCGTCTCTCTGTTATATGACATCTGGTTTCAAGTTCTGTTTTCATTAATTCATCTATCTTAATAAACATAAATGCCCCCTCTTTTTTGTCATACATTATATATCCTACGATATCATGGAACTTAACACTGCGAAGTATATCACCCTCGTATATTTCTTTCCCGTTCTTGTCATATAAGCCCGTGAACTGCCCGACGGTTTCAGGATAAACCTCGTTCTGATATCCGGACTTTGACATAATCCTGACCACTTTTTCATCGCGGATATTGGTGTATTCGACACAGCTGCCCTCAATCCACCTTTCTAAGGGATCGTCCATTTTAACCCTTTTACCCCTGAATTTTATTTCTCTGCTCATACTCATTCCTCCGTATTAACTAATTCCTTCTTAATCGCCTCTTTTAGGGCTGGCAATACCTTCGATGCAAACCTTTTGCAACAGTCTTCCATTTTCTTTGTACTGCATTGATAAGAAACACTTTGAAACATTTTGCGTGAAAAATAATCTTCATCAAGATGTAGGATGAATTTCCGTATATCTTCTTGAATAGACCAGCAGTAATTAAAATTACCCCAATCTGTCATTGCAAAGAACTCTTTGCTATCTGTTAAAATCACTTCACCCAACCAACAATTAGAAGCGGTTCTCAGTGAATATCTATATATTGTTTCTTTTGCCATTTTCATTCCTCCGTATTAGGTGTTAAGTCTTTGATGTATGCCCAACGCTTCAAAATCAGATTACATATTCCGTCCATAAATGAGAATCCGCCATTTTGATAAAATTCACTGACGAGGAAAAAACTAAAATCTCCCTGTTTTACCTCTACGAGGCAGTTAGCGTGTTTTTTTTCAGGACGTTCGCTTGCATCATGCCACACGCTGTTGATGCGCCATGCTGCACCAGTTTTGAATGCAATCTTAATCCTACTACGCTCAATAATGCTTTTTACGTTTATTTTATCGGTAGCGTAATCTCTTGCTGCTTTTTCAATATCTTCTCTTTTCATCTTATCTCCTTTCCACCTGTCCCGGCAGCCACCACATGACTGACAGGGACAGGTAATATAGTTTTGTTTTACCCATTCTTTCATTAACTAAACATTGTCAGACAGCTTCATAAAGCACATCCATATCGTTTTACTTTGTCGGCCGGTGGTATGCCCAAACAAGGGCTTGTAAGGTATAATGGATAAAATCTTATTGATTTTAATTTCACTCTCACTCCATTTGAACACCAATGTCCCGTTTGGCTTTAGAACACGCATACATTCTTCAAAGCCCCTTTTTATCATTTCCTGCCAGTCGTCAGGAAGCCTGCCATATTTCTTTGCCATCCATGATGTTTCCCCAAGTTTTCTAAGATGGGGTGGGTCGAACACGACCATGTAAAAAGAGCTATCCTCAAATGGCAAGTTGGTAAAATCAGCCACTATATCAGGTTTTATTTCTATTGTTCTAATCTTATCTTTGTCCTTGGCTGTAACTGTTTCAGAACGCTTGTCTACAAAAAGTACATTCGGATTCTTCTTGTCAAACCAAAACATTCTGCTTCCACAACAAGCATCTAATATTAGTTTTTCCATCTTCAAATCAATTTAAGTGCTTCAATTAAACTATCATTCATACATCAAAATCTATTTTCTGTTGCAACACTTCATCGGCATAGAACTTCGAGAAGCTCTTGTCATTCCACCACCGGAGAAAGCCAAATAGAATCCGTTTTCCGGGTCAAGGCGCAGAGCCATGGGTTCGGCCTTGCGCAAAAGGTTGATGGAGTAGTCTATCTTTTTATCCAATTTCATAATTCAAACAGTTCTTTTTGTACATATACCTTGCCGTTTCTCAGTCTAATTTCTCCCAAACACTCTTCCCGAAATCGTTTCTCCTGCGCATCGAAATACTCTTTGTCTATTTCCGTCCCGTAGAAATCGAAGCCCATCTTGTAGGCGGCTATCCGGCTGCTCCCGCTACCTAAATGGGTATCGAGTACCTTATCACCGGGATTCGCAAAAGTGTGTAGCAGATAGGCATAGAGTTCAATAGGTTTTTGTGTGGGATGAAACTTGTTGCGGTCTGCTTGTCCTCCCCTGTTGGGAATGGTAACGTGTTTTGCCGGTTTATCAAAGGAAGTCCAAGCAAATTCACATTGAGAAAAGTTTTCCCAAACTTGTTGCTTATCCCAACACACAAAACATCGGGTTGGCGGTAATGGGAAGTAATTGCCGCCCCATATTATCTGATTCCTACTCACCCGGAATAGTTCATCAAAGTATCCTTTACTTGGACGGATATCCCATTTCTGAATATTCCCACGATTTAGACATCTATTTTTTAGTTTGCCTCTCCCATGTGTACTTTTCTTATCCAGTCCGTAAGGTGGATCAACCACAGCCAGTTCAAAGAACTTGTCGGGAACGGACTTCATGTATTCCATGCAGTCCATGTTATATACTTCACTTATCGGCATGGTTCTATTTATTTAAAGATTCATCAAAAATTTTTATGCACTCGAAAAGATATTTCGCAACACAAGGATTTACGGAATTTCCTATCGCCCCAACTCTGTGTGTCCAATGGGAAAACCCATCATCATTTCTAACAAAGCTATACGCTGGGATTTCAAGAATCCTTTTTGCGCAAGTATATCCGACACTCGTATCTGATGTCCACTTTTTAAATATCGGGTCAAACTCTCCATGTTGGCATAAGTTCCTTTGCTGTCTGATTTTGTCGGAGTAGGCAATAAGATAAAGTCTTTCCCTTTTGTGTGGGTATCCAAAAGCGTAGTTTGATATACATTGCCATTCCGAGTCATACCCGATTTTGGAAAGGTCGCATAACACTTGTTCGAGTCCGGAAATAATGAGAGCTGGCGAGTTTTCAACGATGACGTATTTAGGTCCAACTTCCCGTACAATTCTACACATCTCACTCCATAGCCCGGAGCGTTTTCCCTTAATACCTTCACGTTTTCCGGCAAGGCTGATGTCTTGACACGGAAATCCTCCACTAATGATGTCCACATATCGGAATCCTGTTGCCTTTGTAATATCTGTATGTCTTTCTGCATTAGGAAATCTTAATTCTAATATTTTACCTTGATACTTTTCTATTTCACAATTCCAAAGTGTTTCTATACCTGCCATTTCAGCCCCATTCTCAAAACCTCCAATCCCGCTGAACAAGCTGCCGTGTGTCAACTTTCTATCCATCGATTCCGAACTTAATCTTAATCAGGTTGATGATGGCTTTATATTGCTTCTCGTAGATTGTGCCTTTATGCGTCTCCTCTACTTTCTTCTCGAACTCCTCCAGGCTTCCACGGAAACAGCCGCAGGTTATTTCGACTTTATTTCCCTTTGTCTTATAAGCATGCGTATGTCGGTTGCATGAACCGAAACAATCAAAGCCACAGTGCATGTGATTGTTCTCAACCCGAGCATTGCCGGACACCTGAGCATTGCCGTACACCTGAGCATTGCCGGACACCCGAGCATCGCCGGACACCCAAGCATTGCCGGACACCCAAGCATTGCCGGACACCCAAGCATCGCCGGACTGAGAAAGGTTATCTTCTTTTTCCACATACCCACCTAAATCACCCTCATTGGCATATTTGAAGGATTTGGTACACTTGATTTGGAACAGTTTGATTCCAAAGGCATTTATCACGAAGTTGTCTGTAAGTTCAAATTTCTTTTCCATTTTTATTTCTATTTTTCGTCTAAAAATAAATTGTCATACCACTTTTTTCCTGCGGTTCGTCCACACGGCCGAATACGACATCCCCATCTCACAAGCTTGTTCCTTGACCGTCATGCTGCGGTATTTGAGGGAATGGTATTCTTTGGCTTCCGGATATTTCTGTGTCAGGCCGTAAGCGGATGCCTTCTGGTAGATGGAACTGAGTGAATGCCGGGACAACCAAACGGCAATGTCATGCGTGGGCATGAAGCCGTAGTTCTTTTCCAGAAAGTGGAGTTCGGCAGGCGTCCAATGGTTTTTAGAATTATGGTTCATATACTTCCTTCAAATATTTTTGTGAAATTGCGTTCTTCGAATATCCAATCGAAATCGGCGGGCATCTTCCGGCGTGCCGTGCGCCCATTGAGGAAATCGCTGTTCATGGCGTTGCGTATGGCTGAAGCTATCTGGTTGCGGTCATACCGCAGGACCACGTTCTCCAGTTTCCGCATGCGTTCCTGAGTAAGTACTTTCACGGGCTTGATAGAGCTGTGGTAGTAGGCGGTCATGTCGTTGAAGTACTTGAAGGTCATCATGCATTTTTCTTCCACAGTTTTTTCAGGTTCCTCGCACGTGTTTGTTTCTTTGTTTTTTTCTTTATCTATTTCCTTTTCTTTCCTTTCCTTTACTTTACTTTCCTTGTTATCACTTTCGGATGGCTCTGTTATAAGTATGTTATCGTTTTCTGATAAGTTACTTATAAGTTGGTTATCTTCCTCTTTCCTCACGGTCCCCTTTTTCCATCTCTTTTCCATGGCTTTGCGTCCGGCTTCGGATTGCCGTTTCGCCTTTTCGTCCTTTATGGCCATTCTCCGGTTGAAGCTTTCGGAGTAGAAGTACTTACCGTCTTCGGTAAAGACAAATAACCCGAAATCTTCAACTACGGACTTTATCAGGGAGGCATCCTCACGAAGGTCAAAGGCTATCATATTGTAATCTTTGACACTCATGTAACCCGGCTCTTCCCTCAACCGTTCAAGGATCATGAAATAGACACCGTAACCGGCTGCCTTGTGGCGCATGCGCAGCCGTATCAGCTTGTCGCTGTTCCGTGCGTTGCTGTCATGGCTGAAATAGTTGTTTTCCATCTTGCCCATATCTCTCTGTGTCGTTCAGGTACCGTTCCACTTCGCGGATGAAACCGTCATAGGAACGGCAGACCACGTATTTATACTCATCATTTTTTGTAATGGCCGACTGCCACCAACGTTGGCTGTCATTTTGCCTGCCTTTCATCGTCTTCATTTCGATGAGCAACGCTCCAAAGCAGCGGTTTCTTTTCAGGAGGACGAGGTCGGCCCCCCCGGCCACCACTCCTTCGGCTTTCAGCCATGCGCCGGTCACTGCGTCACGCCGTCCACCGTTGGGGACAGCGAAAAGCCGCCCCTTCAAATGTGGGTATTTGAGGTTGAACCACCTCACACAGGCCACCTGCAAGCGGTGTTCCTCGTCGGATGGGGGCCGTAACGCCCCGTTTGTTCGCCGTGCGGATGGCTTGTTGGCTGCGGCCAACAGTTCGTCAAGCGTCATCTTTTTCATGGCCGTGTGTTTTATCTATGACCGCATCTTTGAAGCCGGACGAACTGATCGTCACCTTCTGTCCGTCGGGTATGCTGTCGACGAACCTTTTTGCGGCTTTTTGGATTCCGGGGCTTGCGCATATCTTTTTCAAGTCTTCTTCCTTGTCCTTT